GCGCCCGGTTATATGGGCACATTTTCGGCATAATGTCCTCTCCTTTCCCGAAAAATGGGCATGAAAAAACCACCGCCCATGAGTGGAGTGGTGGTTTCGTCTTATAATTCAAAAGCGGTTATTTCTTCAGCCGCTCGATGTTGGCTTTCACGGATTTGTAGTTAATTTCGCCGGGCGCGATCAGCTCAAAATCCGGACATTCGTGGTATTCCTCAAATCGGATACCCTCCGGGATTTTTTGGGGGTATTTTTTGCAGGAATGCTTGCCCCGGTGCCACAGCTTACAGCCATTGCACATAGGTACGGAAGCAATTCCCCAGCAATCCTGGCTCATCATGGAGGGGCTGAATTTCTCTTCGTTGCTCACGGCTTTATCACCTCAGCCTTAATATATACCTTATCACCGGACGTGTCAACGGAAAGGAGTCTGTACTTCAGTCCTCGCGCGAACAGGACCTCATCCTGCAGTTTGTACTGCGGGTGAGCAAGGTCTCGTATGTACAAAGCACCCTGATACCCAGCGGGCACATGCAACTCAATCACTGTGTCGCGGCCCGGTAGTCCAAGTTGCCGGAAGCTGGTCGAAGTAAATATGCGATTGGGTATTGTCTGCCCAATGAAATTTCCAATCGTATTTTTATCAGGCTGCGCTCCATTGTCAAATTCCAAAAAGCTCAGCGAAGTCTCGCGGTACAGCGTGATGTTGTTTGGTACCGTGCCTTTAGCCAGCGCGCTGTCCAGAACGGCGATCTTTTCCCGCGTCGCTGCGTTGATGCGCCCGTGCCGGATCGCGCTGTTGATCGCCGTTGCGTCAAACCCCGTGTACTGCGTAAGCTGCGCCCGCTCCGCCTCGGTAAGAGCAGAAAGCTGCACGCGCATCGCATCTTTGGCACGCAGTGTGGACGTGCCCATTCCCAGCTTTCTGGCCGCCCATGCGGCCTTGCTGGCCTCGCTGCGTCCGAACCCGCTCACGCTTTCCCGCGCGCTGTCTGCACGGCCGCCGGTGTCGTGCACAAAGGCATCCAGCTTTCGGCGGGCATTATTCAGCTCTGCCGCGGCCGCAGAAGTATCCAGCCCGGCCGCGTCCTCAGCCAGATATTTACGCTTTGCGGCGCGCACGCGGCGCTCAAGCGCGCGCTGCTGCTGGTTGATTTCATAGCGGCTGTATTTTTTGCCGCGATAGTCAATGTCACGGGCATTGATGTCATCCAGATAGCTGCGGCTGTATGCTCTGTCACTCAACCCTTCGAAGAAAGGGTAAAAGCTGTGACGGCAATTCCAGCCACACAATCCTGCGCCGGTGCCGTACCCCGTGCGCTCAAAGGGCGGATATTTCCGGCTGTGGCCGCTCCGGCTGAACACCTGTCCCTGCCACTCGGCATGCGAAGGCCGCGCGCCGGGATGGGCGGTCGTCTCTACAAGGTCGCAGCCCATTTCATCCGCACGGGCGATTTGCAGCTTTGCAGCGGTTTGGTTTACCCCGGTAAGGACTGCCCGCCGTGCAGCGACTTCAAGAGTATCCGTGCGACCGGAGGGATACCGAATCGCTTTAATACCCTTGCCTGCCAAATCATCCACGGCACGCTTGACTGCGGTTTTGTAATCGAAGGCTCCGCTGGACACTTGCAGCCACGCCCGGTCCAGCGCGTCTTCAAATTGACGGGTGACCGTGTTGGCGGTAGTTCGGGTGAGATTTTTCCAAGAGCCAAGAGTTTGGCGATACCCTGCATTGAGCAGATTCAACAGGGCCGGGTTGGTGCTGATATCAGAAGGGGCGAAGCCCATAACGCGGTAGATTGTGTCATCAGCAGCCAGGGCCGTGGCTCCGGCATCCTGTAAAATGCGTCTGATTTCCGCATCCGCTTTTCCGCTGTACTTCGCCAGCGTCCTGACTACGTCGGAATATACGGCCCGTGTCTGTTCCAGACGCCATGCCTGCCAGGCAGCCGTTGAAGTTAACCCACCCATTTTGTTGATACGGCGGGCGATATCACGGAGGATATCATCTTCGACTTGCTGGAATAACTCGACCAAAGCATCCGGCAAGGTATCCAGATAATCCGGGGCCAGCATCAGGCATCACCGCCAAACCCCATCGGTTCATAATCTGCCGTTTCGGAGGCCGCCTCCTGCACGGCCCGTTTGGCGTCGTCCTCACTCATCCCGCGCCACTCCATGTTGTACCGGTATTTAGGGATAAAGCCGTCCATGGCATCGTCCTTATCGCGCTGGCGGCGCGTCTCCGCATCGGAGATATAGCTGTCGTCGAAATTTATGGTAACCGCCGCATTCTCATCGATCGGAGCGCCGGTAAGCACCTTTCCGACCCACAGCATGGCCCGCAGGATCTGCAGTAACGCCGCCTCGATTTTTATCTGATGCCGGTTTGCATGCTGCACCATATCCTGCCGGTCTCCGGTATACTGTGTTGCGGTGGCGATATTCCCGGCGTTGAACTGGTAGTGGTGTGTCCCAAGGCCGACCTTGAAACTGAAATAATCCAAAGCGTCCTGAACGGCCTGGCTGTTCGCTTCCGTGCGCAGGTCCGGGTTGTATTCGTGCCAAGCCGGTTCTGCCTCAGGGTCCGAGCCCGGCGCATGTACAAAAAGCTGCTGCCGTATATCGTCCGGCGGCAAATAATGCACGTTTCCGTCGCCGTCAATAATGCTTTTCAGCAGATTTTTGTTGTAGAATACTTTTTTTCCGCCGAGATAAATGTCGCGGCAGTAATTGTCAAAAGCAAGATCGCAGTGTTTAGCCTGGTCAAGCGCTTCCGAAAAAACGCTCATGCCCAGCCCCGGGCCGAGTGGGATGTTTTTTACGATGTTGGGTGAAAAGATGGAAAACCACGGAACATCGCTCCCGGTGGAAAAGCTCTTTACCATGCCTGCAGGCAACGGCGCTGGCTTGTATTCGGCGTTTTCGCTGTCCTCGTTTTCACTGGTGAAATATTCGTTCGTGATGGTATACTGCTGCACTCCGTTTTTCATTGTCAGCTTGTGCGTCTGTAAGTAAATACAGCTTTTCCCGCCAACGATCACCTCGGAAGCAAATGCCGTGTCAATGATTTTTCCGTGGCGTATTGTCAAAGGTAAAATGCACTCAGCTGGGAGGTAATCCATGCAGATGCGCGCTTCTTTCGAGTTCTGCGCGATGCCTCCAATTACGGCAAGGTTTTCAACGCCCAGCACAAAAGCTCCGGTACCGCTGCGGAATGCAAGCTCCACCAGCGTATTGGCATTGTGCCAGAAGTCGAGGCGGCCAAGCTCTCCGCCGGTCTGTTGTGCATTGTCTCCGAGCAGCCATTCTGCTGATTGCTTGTCATCCACGGTCACGGTGGTTTTGTCGTTCAGGAGCAGGCTGGCCCAGTCTTCACACGCCCGCTTCGGCATACGCAGACGGTACATATCACGTGTATGGATATTCCCGTCCAGCCCGGATTCTTTTATGCAGTGGAACGGCGCGTAATTCCCGCGCCACCATTGCCGCCACTCGTCGATGATGGCATAATATTGCCCCTGCAGCTCCCAGCCTTTTTCTTTATTCAGATATTTGATGAATTGTGTGATATTCATTCCGTCAACCTCAAATAGCGTTTATAGTCCCGCTCGATCGTATACTCAAAAGCGTCCAGCGTATCGATATCGGTTGTGCCATCATCCAGCCGCTCATCCATGCCGGGATGCTTTCCGCTCCACATGGCGGAGGCCAGAGCATCCCGCAGGGTTCCGGCCTCAGGCATATACCAGAAACGCCCGCCGCCCATCAGAATGGACGTCAGGCGAATGCGGTCGTTTATTTCAATCTTTTTGCTGTTGTATATACGGTCTGCGAGCCACGAGAAGCGTGTCCGCAGCAGGGCAGAACGCAGGCTGTTTTTCAGTACCTGTTCCGCGCTGTCGCAATATACTGCATGGACCTCACCCCAGCGCGCGAACACGGCTTCAACGAACTCGATGAATTGATTCTGCAGGAACAATACATCCGTGTCTTTCGGAGGGATTCTGCGGCTCTGCAGGCCAATGCATCCGGTATATCCCTGCAGCACGCCCGTCGCTACAAATGCATGCTGTGAACCATTGCCGCCGAAGTCTACGCCGATGTGCACTCTCCATGGCCGTGGCATCGTCTCTGCGGGCCACAGAAATCGTTTGTCATCAGATGCAATGCTGTCGGCAAATAGACGGTAAATGATGCCTTCTGCGGCCGCCCATTGGCCCAGAATGAAGCGGTTATAATATACGGTCCCTGCATATTCTGTTTTGAGGTTCGCTACAAAACTGGGTGGTAAAAACGGGTTATCGTCGATGGTGGATGTTTGGCAGTAAACATCGGCGTCACTGTCAATGAACTGCTTGACAAAATGGTGAGAGTCTGCGGGGTTAGCCGTACCGTCAAAGTAGCTGTGCCCACAGCGCAGTCGACTTTTGAGCATCTGGAATACTTCTTCATTCCAGGTAGTCATTTCGTCGCCATAGGCGTATTCGATGGTCATGCCCTGGATTCGAGCGACGTGTTTTTTATTATCCGCACCAAGGATATGGACCCGCCGCCCGAACAGGAGCGCCGTATTATCGCTGCTGATGGTACCGACAAGGCCCTCGCCCCATATCTCACGCATTGGGTCAAGGATATTGCGGGAAAGCGTGCCCTGGGTGTTCCCGAGCATCACCGCAGCTCCTTGCCCACGAAGTGCCAGCAGACGTTTGGGAACAACGACGGCGTAATCCAGCCAGCTTTTGCCGCTGCCCGTCGCGCCGACTTTGATGTTCCAGCGGTGGCTGCAGCTTTGGAGGTACTCAATTTGCTTACTCGATAACGCCATCGATGCCCTCCAGAAGTTCCGCGGCGCGGGTGAGCTGATCGGCGCCGGTATCCTCGCGGGGTGTTTCCTCGCCCAACAGTTTGACGATTACCGTTGCCGCTCGCGCATCGCCTGCGGTTGCGGCCTCAGTCAGCCCTACGATCATTGCCATTTGATTGTCGATATCCTCCGGGTCGATACAGCGGCGCGCCAGTTTATTCCAGCGGCGGCGGTCTGCGACGGGCAGGGAAAGGTATACGTCCGCTGCCTCTTTCAGGCTCCGTTTGCGGCGGCGCGCTGCCCCGGAGGCAATGCCGCCTTTCTGTTGGATCGCTCTCTGTTCGCTCTCTGTTCGTTCAGTGAATGGAACAAGATTTTTTTCATTCGACACGTCACCACCTCTCTCGGAATATATGATTAAGGCCCGCACGTTGCCATGCGGGCCTTGGAACTTCTGCCGGGCCTGTTCCCCGGCCGTCAACCGAATCCCTTTTTACGATACTCGTATCGGTGTCCTTTCTCAATCTGCAAAGCAGAAATACAAATATGGGTTTGGTGGATGCCGCACCCTCATGCAGGCAGAACACCCATGGGAGGCTCCGGCCTGGTGGAAAACAAGCCGGAGCTTTGAAAGGGCAGCAGACTACTGGTGCCGCCGTCTGCCGGGGCGGCGAGAGAATAAGGAGGGCGGCTGCCACGCCGCATCGAATCGCTCGGCTTTTGTCTCGCTTTTCGACATTTTCATCATACACCAGCAAGCTTGCAATGTGAATAATGCAAAATAGGGCGTTATAGGGCAATATGAGAAATCGCTCTATCGTGTATTCTTTTCGCTCGATAAACTGCCGCGTCATCCGCTTCTTGGTACATCCCCCATGCAACCTCTCGCCATGGAGTGGGCCTGCAATGATCTCCGTCCATGTACCGCAATCGTACAACCTCACGTTCCAGAGGATCTTTCAAAGCATGCACAGCGTTCTTGAGTATAAAGATTTCCTTCTCATTTTCGGCAATAATCGGGCGAATTTCTTTCTCGTACTCTATGTATCGTTCTACCGCCACAGCTATATGGCTACCGCCGCCCCCTGTATGCTGACTTCCATCGTATTCTCGCGCTGATGGAATCTCAGCTCCGGCTTTCATCCGTGCCAGGCGTTCACGGCGGTTTTCGTTTTCTTTTTTCAGCGACAGATATTTCATCAGCCGCTCTTTTTTCTCCTCAGCCTCCGTGATTTTCGCCTCCTCGTGCTATCTTTTCAGTATCCAGAATGATTCCCGGTATAGCGGCCGAGTATCCGCATTTGAGAGCAGCATTAGAGTGGCCCACCCACGTGGCGATATATACTCCACACGGCCCTGACGTGGTAAATTATCGGCCTTGAACTCTGTGTACCCTTTGCGATATGTCATCGCTGGATAAATTACATCTACAACAGCATCTGCAGTTGCATTTTCTATATACGCAACCGGTGGAACCGCCAGCGGGCGAACGGATTTCATCGCCCATCCCTCCCCGCGGCAATGCAGGCCAGCGTGGCC